TGGTGATGAGCTTGCTGGTGGCGCGGAACACGGATCCCAGCCCCACCCACGCCTTGAGGATGCCGTCCAGATCCTTCAGGTCCTGCGCCGCTGCCCCCTCCTGGGGGGCCCCAATGGCCCCAGGCGCCATCTCCGGCTCCTGGATATCCTGGGATACCTCCTGGGGCTCCCGCTCCGCCTGGACGGCCTCGGGGGCCGCTGCGGCGTCCTTTTTCGTCCTTCCCATGTCAAGCCCTCCTATCAGCCAGCGGTGCCGCCGGCGGCGGTGATGTAGCCGTTCACAAAGGCCCCGTCATCCCGCTGGGTGCAGTCGTCCCGCAGGGAGCCGCGCCAGATGGTCATGTCCTGCTCAAAGGCGTTGAACTCGCCCACCGTAGCCGTGTCGGACACCTTCATGCTGAACACCCGGCGGTCCCAGTACACCACGCCCTCCTTCAAATCGCCCAGGGTCATGGGGATCTTACTCTCGGAGGTGGGGATGGTCTCGTTGTCGTAGGTCTTGACGGGCAGGGTGTGAGGGCCGACGCACAACCGCAGCTGCTTGGGGTCGGCGGGGTTGGGGGTGAGCAGGTACCGCCCGTTGGCGTCCTTCAGCGCGCCCAGCCACAAAAGGCCGTCGTCGTTAGTGATGAGCTTGCTGGTGGCGCGAAACACGGAACCCAGCCCCACCCACGCCTTGAGGATGCCGTCCAGATCCTTCAGATCCTGCGCTGGCTTGGCCTGGATGACCGCCAGGATCTCCTTGTTGGCGGTGACCCTGGCCTCATCCGCCAACCACTCCTGGGCAATGGCGGCGATGTTGTTGTCGCTGTCACTTAAAAGTTCGTTCGCAACTGGCAGATAGCCACCCCTCTTGGAAATTTCATAGGACAATGTGGTGAACTGGGGGGTGGCCGCCTTGCCGAACTTGGCCGCCTCCGCCACCGTGGCAAAGCCCTGGTGCTGGCCCCGCTTTTTGATGGTCCGGCGCCCGCTCCGGGTGGTGACGGGGATGACCCGCACCTCGTCCAGCAGGCTCTCCTTGGACTGCCGCAGCTCGATGATCTTGGTCACGATGTCGGAGGGCACGGTGTAGCCGCCGTCAGCGTCCACGCCCTCCTGCATCATGTCCCCGGCTGCCTTGGTCCGGGGAAAGCCCGCCCGGGCCGCCGCCGCGAAGGATTTCACCGCCGCGTCGTAGCCCTTCAGCTCGTTTTCCTGTTCCACGCCGGGAGTCGCGGGGTCATGCTCCGGATCCTCGGGACCAAACCGTTCCCGCTCCGCCAGCAGCTTCTCCACCCGGTCGATCTGAACATTGAAGCCCTTGATCTTCTCCATCTCAGCCTCATAGTCCTCCATCCGGTTTTCCGCCATGGCGGCCTCCGCCGCCTTCAGGGCCTCCGCCCGGTCGCTTTTCGCCTGGTACAGCTTTTCCTTTAATGTCATGCTCTGTTTCCTCCATATCTGATTTTTTCCAGCTCCAACCGGGCCTTTGCCCGCTGGAGTGCCTTGCCGTCATCCTGGTGCGGTTCCTCTGCCCCGCCGTAGCGCTTGGCTTTGATCACGCCCGCCGCCGGCTGTGCGGGCACGGCGCATAGGGAAATCTCATAAATATCCCTGATGTCGTCCAAATCGAAGTGGCACAGTTTCCCGCCGTACTCCCGCCCGGGGTAGTGCTTGCACATGGCCACCTGCTGCACCGCCCCGCAGATGGAGCAGGTGGATCTGCCTACCCGCAGCCCTACGGAACACTCCCGGAGCACCCCGCTCTCGATGGCGGTGATAGTCTCCGCGGTCCCCTCCGTCCGGGGCATATAGCACCGCAGTACCAGCCGTTTGCTGTCCCCGACATCCTCCACCCCGGCGGCATACACACGGGCGGTCTGGCTGCCGCTGCCCCAGTCATGGTCCCGGAGCACAGGCCGCCCGGGATAAAGCGCCGCCATCTGTTCCAGGGCCTCCTCGGTGAACCGCTCATGGTCTCTATCGATTTTAGTATCACAGGCGGCCAGTTTGAAGGCAAATACCTCCGCCGCCGCCATGGGCCGCAGCGCCTGGTCGTTGATGAGCGCCAGCTCACCTTCGTCCAACTCCGCCGCCTTGCGGATCACTGCGGCCTTGCAAATTCCTTCCATACACATCACTCCTAAAGAAGAATAAGGTGCAAATCGGCGCCCTACTCGTCTGGCTGTTTGCCCTGCGCCGCCCTCAACTTGGAAAGCTCTTTCCAGTCCTCCAGGGGCACATAGTTCAGGCTGGCATTTCGGCTGTCTCCGCCCGGCACGCTTTCCAGATCCTCCAGCGCCCGGATATCATTCACCGAGTAAGCGCCTACCTCCCACATGGCCTTATACCACGCCGCCTGGGCCTCCGTGTCGCCCCGGAGCAACTGTTTCGGCTCCCGCTTGATTCGCAGGCCTTGGCTCCGCTCCCGGGGAAGCAGCAGCTTCCGGCTGTCCTCCTGCTCACGCTGGACAATGATGGGAAGCATCGTGTGCTTCACAAAGTCGATGCTGTTCTGCTCGTTGGAGCTATACGCCTGCTTTCCGGCGTTAAGCAGATAGAGCGGAACGCCGAAGAACCGGGCCACATCCGCCACCCGGTACTCCTCGGACTCCACGAACTGGGCCTCGGAGTTACTCATGGCGACGGGAGTGTAGTCCAGCCCCAGATCCAGCACCGCAACCCGGAAGCCCTTACCCGGCCCGTTGTGCACCTTCTCCCAGGCCCGGCGGATCTCCTCCTTCTTGGTGATGATCTCCTTCTCGCCTTTGGCGTTGGTGACCTCCACCTTTTTGCTGCCCAGGTCGGTGTCGGTTTTCAGCACTCCGGAGGGCCGTCCACCGTTGGCGTATAGGTCCGCCTGGTACTGCTGGGAGGACAGCCCCGTGGAGATCGCCAGGGACGCACGCCGCAGGATGGATACACCGCTGATCCCATCGGTGCTGTACGCCTTGTAGTGGAGCACGTCCTCCGGGGACAGCCGGGTCAGCTCCCCGGTGCGGGGGTGGGTGTAGATGTACCACAGCGCCCCCGCGGTATCCACATAGGGGGTCACCTGATCCGGCAGCAGGGGGATCAGCTCCACCGGCCGGCCCGTCCGGCGGTCCCGGTCGATCCAGGCGTAAGCGTTCCCGGACAGATCCAGATTGGTCTGCATCAGGCGCTCATAGTCGAACCTCGTCATGATTGAGTTGGGCGGCCCCCACAGCAGGGGGCCCAGAGGGTGGCTGGTCGGCCTGGCCTTTGTGTTCTCGTCCATGAGGTACACCGGCAGCATGGCGATTGCATTTGCCCGCAGTTCCACGCACCGGGACACTGTAGACAGCCTCATGGCCTTGTCCCGGCTCAGGGCCACGGCGTCCTCGGCGGTCCACCCCTTCCATCCGTCGGTGCTCTCCAGAGTGAGGACGCCCCCGCCGCTCCGGTACAGCGTTCCGCTACGTTTCCGAAGCGCCTTATCGAAGATCACGGGCCGTCACCCCCTCTGGCCCACAGTACGCCGCCGGCAATGAGCAGCACCCCCGCCGCGATAACTCCCGCCGGAGGGTAGATCCAGCCCGCTCCAGCTGAGACGCACCCCGCACCCCACACCAGCAGGAGATCTGCACCCCATTTCCGAAACCAGTTTGCCGCCCGGACCCGGAAGCGGGGGCGGTCCCTCTGCTTCCCGCTGTATCCATCTTTGTCCATTCAAGTCCACTTCCTTCTTGGCACCCCAATCGGTCACCGTTTCGATATCCGGCCCTCTGCCGGACGCACGGGGAGGAGACGGGAGCCCTGTGCTCCGGCAAAAGTGATAGTGGAGGTCTACCACCGGGCGCTGCCATACGCCCGGCAGAGGGCCGGAAAAACTCACATAGAGAAGTCGCCCCGCTCCAGCACGGCGTTCAGATCTGGCGGTACATTCCTGCGCTGGATGGCCGACGCCATGGCGATGATCCAGGATACCGTGATGTCGATGCGCCCGATGGAGCGGTTCTTCATTGGCTTGATGTTCTCATTACCATCCACCGCGCACCGCACGTTGCCGAAATTCCAACGGGCGCAGGTATTGTGTACATGGAGCATTTCATGTCTGCGCATCAGCTGCTCCAGCTCCTTCATGGCCGGCGACATCCCCATCATGGTCTGGGAAATGGCCATCACCAGTACACCTGCATCCTGGAGGGCCGGGGTAATGGTCTGGGTCAGATGCTGATCTACCCCCAGGGCTTGGAGGTCATAGATCTCCGCCGCCTCCAGCACCGCCGCCGTTACGTCCCGGTAGTCCACCATGTCGCCGTCGCACAGGGTCAGGAACGCGGCCCGCTCCCAGTCCCGGTAGGGCACGTGGTCACGTCTCTCTGCTTCCAGCACGGTGTCACGGGGCCGCCAGGCCCGGAACAGCGCCACCCAGGTTTCCAGTCCTTCCTGGGGCGGGAAAAGCAGGGTGAGCGCAGTGAGGTCTGTGGTCATAGACATATCCAGCCCACCGTAACAGGTCTTGCCCGCCAACTGCTCCCGGACCCAGGATTCCCGCTCTGCCTTTTTGGACGGCCCCCACTGGGTCTTGTCGTACAGCGTCAGCGGGAGCCAGCCCACCGCCTTTACCGCGATCCACTGGTTCAGGCGCAACCAGCGGAACAGCTTCTCCCCCGCCTCGCTCTTTTGGGCCTCCCGGGCCTCCAACCGCAGGGTGCGCAGCGCCAAGTGGGTACCCAGTGATGGATTGCACTGATACCACAGCGCCTCGTCCCAGATGTCGATCCTGGCCAGGTCATCCGGATCGTCCCCGTACATGGAGGTGAGCCCGTACAGCACCGGCAGCCAGTTGGGCATATCCCGCTCCAGTAGCGCGGCCTGGGCCTGCTCTATGTCCTCCGGCTCGGTGTGGCGCAGGCTGAGCACCTGCCGAGGGTCGCCCCCTTCCGCCAGGATGGCGCGCAGCTGTCGGGCGTCCCGGATGGCCACCGCCTTCTCATGGACTTCCCAGCCGATGCTCATTCGGTCCGGGTCATCCCCGGCGGTGGTCAGTACGATCCACACCGGCTGACGCCGCCCGGAGCCCGCGCCGAAGGTCATGACGTCCCACAGATCCCGGTTGGGCTGAGAGTGGAGCTCGTCAAAGATGACGCAGGATGGGCGGTAGCCGTGTTTGGAGTAAGCCT